TCAATGTCGAATGAAGAGAAGTTAGACAAGAATCTTTGGCTTTGGTGTGAAACATGGGATAGTGATTTGAAAGTTCCAGCCGATGTGATTCCTTATATGAAATCTGAGTTTACTCAGGTTGCATGGCTCTGCATGAGGAGAGCATAATGCGACCTATTGGTAAGTGGGTTGCTGTACGCACCGATCTTGGTAAAGAGAAGAAGACCGAGGGTGGAATCATCTACAAGGATGATAATACCAAGGGTCACTTTGTACTTGCTGAAGTGGTTGCGGTTGGATGTGGAATCACCGAGGATATTCGTGTGGGAGATATGGTGTATTGGGAACTAGCGACTAATCGTGGCAATCACTACGGTGATCTAGACTTGGTACATCAGGATCACATTGCTTTGGTGGTGCGAGATGCCGCTTAAACTCACAGACTACCTGAACGCCATCAATGTGAACAAGAACTCGTTGTGTGATGAAGAGCATGACGAGAAGGGATATGTTCCGTTCTTGGTGAACCGAGGACTGTCCTACTTCCCTGATACCATCTTGCAAGCAAACGCGATGAATCGTTATGGTTCCCTGCGTAAACGAATGCAGTTTGATTTTCTGCGGCATAGCATCCGCTCTAGGAAACGATTCAGTAAATGGTTCAAGGCAGAAGAAGCAGAAAATCTGGCATCTATCAAAGAGCGGTATGGTTGCTCTGATGCCAAGGCTAAAGACATCATGCGAGTACTGACACCCGAACAGATCACTAACATTGTGCGCTCTACCTATCGGGGCGGTGTCTAAGTTAGCCGGTTCCTACATATTTGTAAAGATGAGGCATACTCATTGGCATGGAGTGCATATGTATGGAACACCAACCCAAAATCACCGTTGAAGAATTAGTAGAGATCACACTGGCAAAGCCAGATGATTTCCTAAAGGTAAAGGAAACCCTGACCCGCATTGGGATTTCCTCCAAGACTGAAAAGAAACTGTATCAGTCTTGCCATATTCTACACAAGCGGGGCAAATACTATATCGTCCATTTCAAGGAACTGTTCGCGCTTGATGGTCTTCCGTCCACGCTGACCGAAGCAGATATCGCTCGACGCAATACCATTGTGACTTTGTTGAACGAATGGGGACTCGTCAAAGTAGTTGATCCCACAAAGACAGCAAATATCACCGCAGGCCTTGCTCAAATCAAGATCATTCCCCACAAGGAAAAGGGAGATTGGGAACTGGTTCCCAAGTATCATATCGGTAAGAAGTTCTAAGAGAGAGTGACATGAAAATTGACCTTCGTAATGTACAAACTAGATGGATCAATCTAGACCGAGCAACTTCAAATGCCAAACAAATGACTGAGCAATTTGATCGCTTGGGATTCACTTCGCATATGCGAATCCCAGGCAGGATCATTCCACCACCAAAAAACCTATCCGCTGTTAAACTCAGAGCGTTTGGCAAACACTACATGGGATGTGGACAAGCGCACATTGATGCCTTGCTATCAGCAAGCAAGGGATCTGTTCTTGTGTTGGAGGATGATGCTCTTGCAACTGAAGCATTCGTACCTGTGATAGAAGTGCCGGATGATACTGATGCCGTGTATCTTGGTATTTCTCATGGAAATAAGAAGCAAGCAATTGTTGACTTGAACAATGGATGGTACAGAATCTTCGGTATGCTCGCAGCACACGCAGTACTGTATGTGTCCGAAAGATACAAGAACTATGCAGCAGACATAGCGCATATGTGTTTGTACACCAAGCAAATTCCTATGGATAATGGATTTGCCGCAGCACAGAGTAAGTTCAAAGTGATTGCTGCCTCTACCCCAATGTTCGTACAGTCCGCTGAACGGGAAAGTCAAAACAAATGGCAAAGTCTTACTGATCGTCCACTTGTTCCGACTCATGTGCAAGCATTGAATGAACTGATTCCTATTCCCTCTAAGTAATGGAGACACAATGCAGTTTGGCTTTCATCAACTGTATGCAAACGCGCCACTTCCCACATACGCAACTGAACATTCTGCTTGTTTTGATTTGGCAGCACACCTTGTGGATGATCGTGGATATCTTAGAATCATCAAATCGGTTGATGCTGAAAACACTATGGGTGATATGCTCAGACTTACTCCACGGCACATCTCTGATTTGATGATTCCCCCGCAAACTACTGTACTGATTCCAACTGGATTGATTGCAAAGATTCCTATGGGATACTCTGTTCGAGTGCATATGCGATCAAGCGTTGCACTAAAGCGTGGACTTATTATGCCGAACGGAGAAGGTATCATTGACGCAGACTATTTTGATGAGTTGTTCCTGATGGTCAGGAACGCATCAAGCGCCATTGTTACAGTAAAACATGGCGAAAGAATCTGTCAAGGTGATCTTGTAAGCATACTTAGGTTACCCATCGAACAGATACATACTAGACCCGAACAAACTACAGATCGTATCGGTGGGTTTGGATCAACAGGAAGGTGATTATATTATGACTCGTGATGAACTTTTGGCATGGCACAAAGAAATCTGCGAAAGCGGCCGCATCCTCATGGATGCGAAGAACCGAGACTACGCAGGCAATGACGGACTAGAACCGTTCGCAAACTTTACAAGAGTAGAATCAATGGGCATCTGCTCCACCGAGCAGGGGTTCTTGGTTCGTCTTACTGATAAGATGAGCAGACTCAGTTCGTTTGTTGAGTCTGGCAAACTTCATGTTTCCAATGAGAGTTTCATGGATACTTGTGTAGATGTAATCAACTATATGGTTCTGTTGAGTGCTTACTTGAAAGAGAAAGAGAGAGTACAAAATGGCAAGCGATGAACGCATTTTCCTTCAGATTGCAGCATATCGTGATCCTGAACTGGTTCCTACCATCAAGGACTGTTTAGACAAGGCAAAGTACCCTGATCGCCTACGATTTGGGATTTGCTGGCAGCACGAGGCTACTGATCCGTGGGACGCTGAACTACAAGAGTTCAAGAATGATCCTCGCTTCAAGATCATTGATGTGCCGTGGAATCAAAGCAAGGGAGCGTGTTGGGCACGCAACTCTATCCAAGAGCAACTGTATGGCGGAGAAGAGTACACGCTCCAACTAGACTCTCATCATCGCTTTGCTCAAGATTGGGATGAGACTCTGATCGGATGGATCAAGGAGTTACAGGCAAAAGGACACAAGAAACCACTTCTTACTGCATATGTAACTCCGTTCAATCCTGAGCAACATCGCGGCCGACAGCACGATGATCTGCTTGAAAAGAACCATGCACTATACTTGGAGTTTGACCGATTCACCCCCGAAGGATGTGTGTTCTTCAAGCCTCACTACATTGATGGTACTTGCTTTTGGGCAGGCAATGGAAAGAAGTTTGAAGAACTGACATCTCCGATTCCTTGTAGGTTCTTCTCTGCTCACTTTGCTTTCACTATTGGAGACATGGTGCGAGAAGTTCCACACGATCCCAACTACTACTTCCACGGAGAAGAGATTTCGTTGGCAATGCGTTGCTTCACCCACGGGTATGATCTGTTCACCCCACATAGAAATGTGGTGTGGCATGAATACACCCGCGAGTATAGAACCCATAAGCATTGGGTAGATCATGTTGATCAGAACAAAGATAAACTGGTGGATGGTATGAATTGGGTTGAGCGTAACAACATTTGCCATCATAGAAACCGAGTTCTGTTTGAGATGGAATACGATCCAAACATTGTGTTTGGCAAGTACGGTAAGGGCAAAGAAAGAACTCTTCAGCAATACGAGGAGTATGCTCAACTAGATTTCAAGAACCGTTGCGAGAGACTACCTGAAGGCAAGATTAGAAATGCCACACTTTTGGTATGGGACGAGAAGCAATTCCACCAAGCGAGCGATCTAGAGTTTGTTGTGTGTGCTATCCACAATGATTCTAACGATACACTTTGGAGAGAAGACTTTAGGCCTGAGACTAGACCTATCATGTGGGACAAGGCTATCAAGTCTAAAGACGATCTCCGCGAAGGGCACTCTAAACTAGCAGTAACTTTTGTGAGTCCTGTGGATAGCAAACCTTCCAAGTTTGTTCTCTGGCCTTATAGTAAGTCTAAAGGATGGCTCAATAAAATTGAGAAGCCAATTCATCTAGGATATTGAGGGTAACTATGTCTTCACTCACGATTGTAAGTGGACTAATCAATATAGGTAGAGGAGAGATGGAAACATCTTTCTCACGGCCTTTCAATCACTACAAAGAAACCTTTGGTAAGTTGCTTCGGGCAGTAAAGTGTCCGATGATGTTGTTCATTAGTCCTGATTTGGAAGAGTTTGTTTGGCAGAACAGAGATAGAAGCAACACTACTCTGCGGTATGTAACTGCTGAAGACTTGCGTACCAAGATGCCGTTCTACGATCAGATACAGACGATCAGGACAAATCCCGAATGGTACAATCAAAAGGGATGGTTAGCAGAAAGCACACAAGCACGCCTAGAACTTTACAATCCATTAGTCATGTCTAAGATGTTTTGGTTGAACGATACTACGATTTTCAACCCCCACAAAACAAAGTATTTTCTTTGGGTAGATGGTGGTATCGTCAACACGGTTCACGACAGTCTTTTCGGATCGCGCTTTGAAAGTGAAGTTGTGAAGTACATGGAAGATGGTGCGCTGTTTCTGTGTTTCCCCTATGAACCTGATGGAGAGATACACGGATTCAAGTCTTCTGCCTTGAATGACTTTGCTAATGGCACCAAAGTAGTTCGTGTGGCACGAGGTGGAATGTTTGGTGGAAGCAAAGACTACATCAACAAACTAAACGGACTCTACTACTCTTACTTGAATGACAGCCTGAACAAAGGCCTGATGGGTACTGAAGAGAGCATCTTTACGCTGCTGACATACAATCATCCCGAGTTGTGCCACTATGAGATGATTGGATCAAATGGTTTGATTGCTCCGTGGGTAGAGAAGATCATCAAAGAACCCAAAGAGAACATGAAAAATACCAAACTTGGAGTATACTCGGTATGCTTCAATTTGCCAGCGCAGTTTTCCCTGTGGGTTGATTCCACAAAAAACCACGCATCTACATTCAAGTCTGCTTCCAAGTATGTGATTAACAACTCCACCAATCCAAAGACCGATGATGAGTTCAGTAGAATCTTTGCCAAGAACTCCATCTCCGAGATAAAGAAGCCAGAGAATCTTGGAATCTGTGGAGCGAGACAGTTGTGCGCCGAGATGTTTGACGAGTCCGAGCATCAATACATGGTGTTCTTTGAGGACGATATGCTTCTGTGTGGCAAATCTGATCCACCATGCAGGAATGGTTTGATTCGCTACGATGAGAAACTGTTTCAGAAGTGTATGAGCATCATGGAGAAGGAGTCCTTGGATTACCTGAAGTTGTCGTTCAGCGAGTTCTTCGGAGACAATCATCTAAACTGGTCATGGCACAATCTTCCAGGCGAAAAGAAAGAACAGTACTTCCCAGGTCCACAGATCAAGGGAGTGTGCAACAAGACCAAGATTCATTACACAGGATCGGTGGACGGACTTTCATACGCTGTTGGAGACTTTCACTACTGCAACTGGCCAGTCATGTTCAGCAAGCAAGGAAACCGAAAGGTGTTCTTGGACATCAAATGGGCGCATCCATTCGAGCAAACATGGATGAGTCATGTTCATCAACTGATTAGTGCGGGAAACCTGAAGGTTGGTTGCCTGCTGGCAACTCCAATCAATCACAATCGTGCCCACCATTACGATGGATCACAGAGAAAAGAAAATCCATGACTGTGTTCTCATTTGAAACTACTCCGAAGTTTGTTATCAATGTCGCATCTAGAAGAGATAGGCTTGATTTAGTATCGAAAGAATTCGATTATATGGGATGGGACTTTGAAAGATTTGACGCAGTTACTATCGGTGGTGGAGAGGCAGGATGTGCCGCATCTCATGTTGCTGTTGCAAAACTTGCTTTAGAGAGAAAATACGATCATGTATTGGTTTGCGAAGACGACATACTCTTTATGCCATGGGCAAGACAAACAGTTGTTGAGTTGAATGAAGAATTGAATTCAGTTTCTTGGTATGCTTGCCATCTAAATCCTAGTGTTCATAGACCATTGACCAACTACTATTCTTCTAGATTGTTGGATCTAACCAATGTCTCTCCTACAGATAATCCAAATCATCGTGGCATATTTGGATCAGGTTGTATGCTGTGGACCAAAAAGGCTTGTGAGTATGTGGTTGCTTACGAGAATACAAGTGTTATGGCAAATCCACGGCACTATGCAATAGACGAGTATTTTTCTAGAGGAATTTACCCAAACATACAAACAGTTTCTCCCCTATTACCATTGTGTCTGCAAGAATCAGGGTACTCTGATGTTAGGGGAGAAAATTCAGATGCATATTTCGTACAGAGATATCAATGGAATTTGTATGCTCCAGTTTCAATTAAAGGCTTTCCCACATCTGAATCTGTCAGAGAACACAGAAAGTTAGTCGTATGAGTTTTTCTTTCTCTAGTGTTCCGAAGTTTGTAATCAATCTAGACTATAGAACCGATAGACTAGAAAAAACAATGCAAGAGTTTAGAAATCTTCGATGGACTTTTGAAAGGTTTGATGCAATAAAGGGTGGTGTGATCGGTTGCATGAAATCCCATGCAGCAGTTGCTGCAATCGCCTTGGAAAGAAACTACGATCATGTAATGATATGTGAAGATGACAATGTTTTTATGCCTTGGGCGCTTGATATGGTAGATGGGTTAGACACCGACTTGAATTCTGTTTCTTGGTCATGTTGTCAATTATCTCCTATTCCATACAGACCAGTAACTAAATACGCAAGTACTCTTCTTATGGACTTGACAGATACTCCCGATCCGCGTGAATGTATGAAGGCAGACTGTCCTCATTATGTTGCCGGTGCATCTTGCTATGTTTTGGACAAACTTGCGTGTAACATGATAGTGGATCGTTACCGTAAGCGTGGGTACGAAATGCCGCTAGACTTGTTGTATTCTTACTATCTGTATCCCATTTACCAAACGGTGTGTTCTTCTCGTCCTCTGTGCTTGCAAGACAATGATACTTCAGACAATGAGCGAGGACAATTTCAGACTATGACTCACAAACAGAGAGAACTGTGGAACATTTTTTGTCCAACAAAAATCTGAGGCCATATGAAAACAAAGTTCATAACTTGCATCTATAACGGTCTAGACACGACTTATATGGGAGGAAGGCAAGCGCGCTTTGCTACCCGATACAGGCTTAGTTTGCTTTGTTTGGTTAACAGTATGCCAAACGCAGATTTTGTTTGCTATACTTCTTCCAAAGATATAGAACCTCTAGTAGATTTCTTTCATACCCAAGAACTGATATCTCCTAGTAGACTTGCGTTTGTTGAGTATCCGCTAGAAACTTCCATCTATGCTGAGAAACTGCGAAATATCAGACAAAAGTTTAGAATAGCACCAACAGATAGATGTCAAGAACTTCAATACATGAAACTGAATTGGATCGACAATGAAGACGGATCGTATGACCGATACTATTGGATCGACGCGGGATTGTCCCATTGCGGTCTTATCCCACCGGAGTACAGAATAACTGGTGGATGGGAATGTCCAAGTGGATCGCAAAATTACAAAATTGGCTCTTATGAGCAGAGAAGGTATTTCGATAGTATCATGTTTCAAACTCCATTCTTGGAAAACTTACTATCAGCAACGGGAGATAAGTTTCTAGTTTGCGGTAAAGAAAACATCGTTGATCGTTGGTCTGCGTCGCTTCCTAGGGAATACTATTCGGCATTTACGAAACCGTATAATCTGCCAGACAACGAAACTCATGTAATTGGTGGACTATTTGGTGGTTCATTCGATGCATGGAAACAGGTGTCTTCTCTGTTCAACAAAACAACCAATTCTTTGCTAGACAATCCAAGTACTGATAAGCCTTTGTACGATGAAGAGGCAATTCTCTCTTGGATTTATGCCCATCATAAAGATTGGTTCAATGTTCTCAGATTTGATAGATGGGGTAGTGATCCGAATGCCGGAAAGGTTTTTTATCAGTTGCTTATGGATTTGAGGTTTGGCAAATAATAGTTGCCATCTTTGCGATACTCTGCAAATCTCCATTGACTCCATGCATACTGGTGCTAGAATGAGCGCATGATTCGTCACGCCCTTCTGTCGTTCGTTGCCTTGTTCGCAATCACTTGCACCACGCTTGGTGCCCCGCCTTCTGATCGACTCCTTGACGCCATTGCCAAGGTTGAGTCGGATCACAACCCCAAAGCGGTTGGAGATGGTGGTAAGGCAATCGGGATGTTCCAAATTCATCGGGTGTACTGGCAAGATGCTGTACAGCACGATCCTTCAATCGGTGGACGCTACGAGGACTGCTACGATCCTGCATATGCTCGCCGCATCGTGATCGCGTACATGGATCGGTATGCTCCTGCCAATGCTTCTGATGAAACTCTTGCCCGCATTCACAATGGCGGACCACGCGGACACAAGAAGGCAGCGACAAATAAGTACTGGAACAAGGTGAAGAAAGAGATGAAGTGACTTGCATAGTGCTGATTGTGTGCTATGCTTGTGAACCATGAGCAAGTACTACACCAACATTTCGATGCTTGGTAATCGCATCCTGTTGCGCGGGGTAGACTCCGCAACAGGATTGCACTTTAGCGAGACAACAGAATACCAGCCTACTCTGTGGGTGCCTTCCAACAAGCCAAGCACCAAGCATCGCACGGTGGACGGCAAGCGAGTGGAACCCGTGATGCCTGGAACCATGCGTGATTGCAAAGAGTTCTTGGATCAGTACCAAGGCGTGCAGGGATTCGAGATTTACGGCAACACGCAGTACCAGTACCAGTTTGCCTACGACTACACTCGACAGCATTGGAAGGAAGATATCGCATGGTCTGTGGATCACATTGATGTGGCCGTGATTGACATTGAAACCACTTGCGATTCAGCATTCCCAACTCCTGAAGATCCCAACGAACAGATCAATGTCATTACGCTCTGGCGCAAAGATCGCTACCATTGTTGGGCGTTGGGTGATATCGTGGGAGACTTGGATGCAGATGCTCCCGTGGAACTGCACACATTCAAGCGAGAGCAAGACTTGCTTGAAGCATTCTTGGAACATTGGGAACAGAATCCTCCTGATGTAATCACGGGATGGAACACTCGCTTCTTTGACTTGCCGTACTTGCACAATCGTATTGTGCGTGTGTTGGGCAACCGAGCGGTGGTTCGATTGTCTCCCTGGCGCAAAATCAAAGAGAAGCGCGTGGTCATCAAGCAGCGTGAGACTGTGTGCTATGAACTGGTTGGTATCTCGTCACTAGACTACTTTGAGTTGTACAAGCAGTACACCTTCACGAACCAAGAGAGTTACAAACTCGACCATATCGCGTTTGTGGAACTTGGCGAGCGCAAGTTGTCCCATGAAGAGTACGGTAACATGGCTGACTTCTACAAGCAGAACTTCAAGCGGTTCGTGGAGTACAACATCAAGGATGTTGCGCTTGTTCGACGCCTGGACAACAAACTCAAACTCATCGAACTGCAACTGTCGATTGCATATCTTGCCAAGTGCAACTACGAAGATGTGTTCTCACAGGTTCGTACATGGGACTGTCTGATTCATTCGTATCTCATGGATCACAATACCGTGATTCCCATGAAGAAGGACTCACGCAAAGACTTCCAGTACGCTGGCGCCTATGTGAAGGAACCGTTGCTTGGTCGCCATGATTGGGTGGTATCGCTTGACTTGAACTCGCTGTATCCACATCTCATCATGCAGTATAACATCTCACCCGATACCATTGTGGATCGTGTTGGGATGGGCAAAGGAAACACCGTGGATGATTTGCTGCACCGCAAGGTGGACACATCGCATCTGCCTGGACTTGGATTTGCAATGGCTGCGAACGGTCAATGCTTCCGCAAGGATCGGCAAGGATTCTTGCCTGCTCTCATGGATCGAATGTACGAGGATCGCAAGGCAGCAAAGACTGCCATGATCTATGCCAAGAAGCACAAGGAAACGCTAACCGATCCCAAGCAGAAGCGCGAGTGTGACAATCAGATTGCGTATCATTCCACCAAACAGATGGCATTGAAAATTGCGCTGAACTCCGCTTACGGTGCTTTGGGTAATGAGTACTTCCGATTCTTTGATATCAGGCAAGCAGAAGCAATCACACTTTCAGGACAACTCAGTATCAGATGGATTGAGAATGCTCTGAACAAGTACATGAATGAATTGCTGAAGACCACGGGGGTAGACTATGTGGTTGCCTCAGACACAGACTCGATTTATCTCCGTATGGGTGCGCTTGTGAAGCGCGTGTTTCCCAATGGAGCAGACACCAACAAGATCGTGAACTTCTTGCACAAGTGTGTGGAAGACAAGATCGAACCGTACATTGAAGCGCAGTACGATGAGTTGGCGAAGTACATGAACGCTTACGCCAACAAGATGGTGATGAAGCGCGAGGTGATCGCTGACGCAGGCATTTGGACTGCCAAGAAGCGGTACATTCTGAATGTGCATGACTCCGAGGGTGTGCGATACACAGAGCCTGCTCTCAAGATCATGGGCATCGAAACCACCCGTTCTTCTACACCACAGGTAGTGCGCGATGCGCTGACCAAAGCCATCAATCTGATTCTGACCACAGATCAGGAAATGGTGATTCAGCACATTGAATCGTTCCGTGCGGAGTTCAATGCTATGCCTCCACAATCAATCGCCTTTCCTCGCGGAGTGAAGGGAATGGACAAGTACGCAGACTCAGCATCGGTGTACAAGAAGTCCACTCCGTTGCAAGTACGGGCATCGTTGGTCTGGAATCAGGCGCTGAAGCAGCGCAAACTCACCCGTAAATACAAGCAGATATCTAACCACGACAAGATCAAGTATATTCATCTGCGTGTGCCAAACCCACTTGGAGAGAATGTGATTGCATTCCCCGATTATCTTCCCAAAGAACTTGACCTTGAACGATTCATCGACTATGATATGCAGTTCGACAAGGCGTTCTTGGAACCGTTGAAAACCATCTTGGAAACGGTGGGTTGGAGTCACGAACGCAGAGCAACATTGGAGACTTTATTCGGATGAACGACTTTACTATTATCAACGGTAACTGCCTGAATGAGATGCGTAAACTTCCCGAGAACAGCGTGGATGCTATTGTGTGTGATCCTCCATATGGCCTGGAGTTCATGGGCAATAAATGGGACTACGATGTCCCGAGCGTGGACATCTGGCGCGAGTGCCTGCGCGTCCTGAAGCCCGGTGGACACCTACTGGCGTTCGCCGGGACGCGGACACAGCACCGTATGGCGTGCAACATCGAAGATGCAGGCTTTGAGATCCGCGACATGATAGCATGGGTGTACGGCAGCGGCTTTCCGAAGTCGTTGGATGTAAGCAAGGCGATTGATAAGCGACGAGCCAGCAATGACGCAATCCGTCCGTGGTTGAAATCGCTCGGCAACCGAGAGCAACTTGCTTCTGCGTGTGGTGTCAC